CCGTCGGAATACGGGCCGGACAGCTGCAGGATCGCGGCGCCCGCGCGCCACTTCGTCGTGTAGGTGGCCGGCTGCCAGGCCGCACCGTCCCAGTAGTCGATCCGCCCCGGAGCAGTGTCGAGCATGGTCAGCGTGTTGACCCGCGGGCTCGACATGGCCGCGGACCGCATGCTCGCGTCGGTGAAGTGGATGACGACGCTCGACATGCCGGCATCGGTCAGGCCGAGTCCGGTCGGGAAGGTGCCGAGCAGCCGGTTGGTGTCGGCCACCGCGCCGAGCGGAGTGCCGGCCGAGCCATCACCCTGCAGCGTGAGGTCGTGCTGGACAGCTCCGGTCGGCGCCACCGTGGGAGCTGCCGGCTGCCACTTCGACGTCGCGGTGTTCCAGGCCAGCACCTGGGCGTTGCCGGGCGTCGAGGCATTGACGTCCGGGATGTCGTCGAGCTTGGCCGTGGCCGCGTAGCGGGTCTCGACCACCCACGGCGTGGCAGAGCTGCCATCACCAGTGACGATGACGTCGAAGCTCTGGTTGTGACCACCGATGAGCTCCCCGTCCATGCTCAGGATGAACGGATCGTTCGGCTGGCCGGATCCGGTGACGTGAAGCTGACCGGTCGTCTCGATCTTGCAGGAGCAGGTTGCCCCCTGGCCGCAGCATGATGGCATTTGTTGCTCCTTCAGGTGTGCTTCAGTCTGACTGAATGTCGCGGCGCGGTCATCCCTAAGGGATCAGGATCGACTGGACGGCGGACAGGATCTGCTCGTCCGTGATCACCGTGTCATCTTTGCCCGGTGCCGGATTGCCATTGGCAAGGGCGTAGGCGTAGGCGTCGCCGAAACCCGGCTGTGCTGCCATTAGCCAGGCGTGGAAACTGGCCCAGGACATCGGATTCTCCGCGTCCAGGTCACTGACCGTCTCGGTCGCGTAGGCGGCCGCCACCCGGTTCAGGAAGTCACCGTCACCGGCCAGCAGGGCGATGTCGTAGTAGGCCATCTGTGTCTCCTAGTCGATCAGCCACGAGGTGTTCGGGAAGTTGTAGTACGTCGAGCCGGTGGTGCCGAGCCGCAGGCGGACCACACCCGTGTTCGGGTCGATGTCGATCCTGGTGTTGTAGATGTTGGATGTGCCGGAGAGCACCGCGTAGATGAAGACGTTCATCCCGAACGAGGCCGGGGGACGGAAACCCGCCGGAACGATCCCGACGTTGTAGTCGGCCACCGCGCTGATCCCGGTGTTCGACCAGCCACCTCGGCAGTAGACGACGTTGTTGATCTTGCGCACCTGGGGTGGGGTCGACCCGTTGGCCGCGAACCCACCGGAGATGGTCACTGCCGTCCAGCCACTATCGGTGTCGGTCCCGGCCGGCCCCTGCGGACCGGTCGGCCCGGTCGCACCGGTGGTACCTGGATCACCCTTGGGGCCCTGTGGACCGGGCACCGTTGAGTCGGCACCGGTCGCGCCCGTCGGACCGATAGGCCCCTGTGGGCCGGTCAGACCTATCGGTCCCTGGGCACCGGTCAGACCGGTTGCACCGGTGTCTCCCTTCGGCCCCTGAGGTCCCGTGGCTCCGGTCGGTCCCGTCGCCCCTGTGGGACCCGTAGCTCCCGTGGGTCCGGTCGGTCCAGGCGGTCCAGGCGGTCCAGGCGGCCCCTGTGCGCCACCACCGGTGGCCACCTGAGCCCAGGCCGAAAACACTCGCTGGCCGGTGGTACCGGGCGAGAACGTCCTGATGTAGCTGACCGGCGGGGTGGTGCCGCCGTTGTACTCGACGACCTGCTCGAATCCGTATCCGTCACTGGTGGCCTGGCTGGTGCCCATCCAGTAGCGGGTGCCTGCCGGTGAGTTCTGTGACCCAGGCAGGGAGTGGAACATCCCGTTGAAGGAGGTCTCCGACTGGCTCCAGTCCTGGATCTCGACGCTGTTCGGGCTGATGCCGGGACCGAGGAGATCGACCGCAGACGTGACCAGCGGACGCCGCTCCTCGTGGAGCATCCGCTTCTCCATGTCGCGCATCCAGTCGGCACCGGTGACCTGTGCCCGCCATGCGTTGGAGCCGCCCGTCCTACCCACCCCCTCTTAGTTCGCCGCGTCCGCGGCACTCTGGTCGGCATCCGGATCCTGGCCGCCGTTGGGCGCCGGCGACAACACGACGGCTATCTGCTCATCGCCAGACTCGTAGCTCACGCTGACCGAGTCGAGCTTCTGCCACTGCACGACGTTGCGCGCCGTATTGGACGATCGCAGTGGCATCCACACACCGGGGATCAACTGCTGGAATCCGATCATCACCCGGGGACTGAGGGTCGAGTTGTCCGGCACCCGCACGATCAGCGGGGATGGCCAGCGACCGGAGATGTTTCGCTTCGCCTGCTCGTTCAGTGCCTTCTGCATGGCGGCAATGGCCTCGGGTGTCGCCGCATCGGGGCTGGCTGACGAGGTGTCCGCGTAGGAGGAGGCCAGCTGCTCGACCGGACCGTACGGCTTGGACGGTCCGAACGGCCCGGAGTTGGTCGGCCAGTCCGGCTGTCCGACCGCCCAGCCATAGACGCCGGATCCATTGGTCACCGCCTGGAAGGTCGCCAGCTGCATCCCGTACTCGGTCACGATCGGAGCCGCGGAGAAGTCTCCGTCCCGCAGTTCGGGGAGCCGGCCGACCGCACGGTGCGTGTCCCAGAGCAGGATGCGTCGGCCGACCGTGGTGTAGTCCAGACCGGCCGTGGCCGCTAGGTCGTCGACCTCCTCCCAGGCCGTGCGCGACCAGTCGGCCACGACTCGGGACTCGTTGGCATCGTCGGGCCACTCCAGCGCGGTCAGGTAGCGCAGCACGTTCGGATCCCACGGCGCGAGTGCGTCGGTGATCAACAGTGCGGCACGCTTCACCACCGAGAGCAGCCCGAGGTACTGGTCCGGCTCACCTCCCGTGCCCTTCTTGATCAGTCGGTAGGCGTCGTTGTAGCCCTGCCTCATGATCCGCCGGTAGACGTAGGCCATCACGTCCTTGGCTTCGATCTCGACGTTGTCCACGGTGTAGGTGATCCTGGTGATCGGGCCCTCCCAGACCCGCACGCCGTCACGGAAGACCACCAGCTCATGCATCCAGGACCGCAGTTGGCCGTAGAACGCGCCACAGTCGACCGAGTAGCCGGATGACGTGGCGATGCAGTTGCTGATGTCGTCCCGCAGCCTGGCGAAGGTCAGCTTCGACAATGGCTCCAGCTCACCCAGCCGCCGCGTTCCGCCCTGCTCGTAGACGAACACCCGGTAGGTGCCACAGCCGAGCTCACCCTGCACCCGGCTGACGTCGCCGACCGGGAGCGGTCCGGCATCGGAGCCGGGCGTATCGATCCCGATGAAGGTGGCCGACCCGGACCAGCCGGACTGGTGCCCACCGATCTGGTCGTAGGTACGGACCTGCCACTCGTAGTGGTAGCCGGCAACGAAGGTCTCGGCCGGGATCGACCAGGTGCTGCTCGACCCCGGGGCGTTCGGTGCGATGTCTCCGAGGATGATGACCCAGCTGTCGTCGTCGGAGCCGACAACCCGGTATCGCAGATCGGCCTTGGCCTGAGAGTTGTTGGCGTCTGGGTCGACGAACTTCCAGACGAAGTCCTGGGCCTTGTGGACATCGCGGCCGGTGTCCTTGACCGGCGAAATTGGGATGGGGGGTGTCGAGACCGACGAGACATAGAACGAGAACAGATCCGACCAGGCGCCCCACTGACCCTCGGTGTCACGGGTCTGGACCTGCCACTCGTGGAACCGATTGCCGGGGAACGTGCTCGGGTTGAAGACGTACTCGGCCGCGCTCGCCGATGGGGGCCCGGCCACCTTGGGCGCGATCTGCGGCCAGCCCGATGGATGGCTGACCGTCGACCAGGATCCGGCCGCAACGGTCGAGCTTGCCGCTGTCCGGTAGCGCAGGTTGAAGCCGATCGCGTAATCGGCCGGATCGGGATCATTGTGGTTCCAGTGGAAGGTCGCCGACGAGAGCGTCGGCAGGGTCATCCCGGCGCCCTGGGTGTTGATCGTCAGCCCGTCGGGCTGAGCCGGCGCCTGGTCCGACCAGAAGTCGATCTGGTTGTAGCTGG